TTAAAACAAGACAAACGCTCATAGACGCTATGGAGCGTAGAGGGGAAAGAAAAAAGATAGCGGGCGATAAATTATTATCGTTCTTGGAGAGAAAAAAGGAAATGGATGAATCTGTAAAATAATTATTAAAATGAAACACGGTAAAAAGAAAATGGCCTACGGAGGCAAAAAGAAAATGGCTCACGGCGGTAAAAAGAAAATGATGGCACATGGTGGAAAGAAAAAATCCATGTACATGAAAGGTGGTCAAGCAAAGCTTGATATGAACAAAGATGGTAAACTATCTGGCGAAGACTTCAAAATGCTTGGAAACAAGGGAAAGAAGAAGGCTATGGGCGGTATGAAGATGAAGTACAAGCATGGTGGTATGTTAAGACAGCTTGACTAAGAAAGCCGACATAAAGTATTTGCGATACCGTTATAACTCTTTATATAAAAAGGGAGATGTAACAAAAGCAAAAGAAGTTAGTGATAGAGCTAAAGCTCTGCATGGTGTAGACCTAGAACAGGCATACCACGCTAAGTTAGCATCAAAAGAAGATCCTAAAGATCCTTTTGGTGTAGGTAGGGTTAAAAGGTTAAGGTATGGGTAAAATAAAAGTAGACCCACAAAGATATAGACCAGTCGCAAATAATGGTCATCCTGATATAAACCCAGAGTCGGTTGCGTATCAGGAGTATTGGGAGCAAGAAAGGGATAGGTGCATCAATGGGTTTAAGCCCAAGGGTATGAAAAAGATTTCAGGTAAATACTATTTTTATCTGAATTATTATAAGATACTCGGTAATGATGGCGAAGCAGGTTCACGCAAGACTTTAATAAGTCCGTGGTACAGACAAATGGATCATGAGTATTTTGATTTGTTTGAAACCTGTAAAGATGAAGGTAAGGGAATGATTGTAATTAAAGCTCGTGATAAGGGTTTTAGTTATATGAATTCTGGAATGATTGCACATGAGTATACATTCTTTCCTTACAATGATGTAGGTATTGCAGCTGGACTGCAAGCTACAGCAGACGCGTTCTTTGATAAAACTAAAAAGGGTATAAATGCTTTGCATAGTAATTTTAAACATAGTATGTTAAAGGATGCTGATGGCTTAATGCGATCTGGATATAAGACCAAGAACAAAGATGGTAAATGGGAGGTAGGTGGCTACCAATCAACCATTATTTGTAGAACTATGGATAATCCAGAAGTCTTTAAAGGTGAGCGTGTTTCATTAATGGTATTTGAGGAAGCTGGTGAGTTCAAACATTTGAAGAATGCATATATGTCTTCTAAGGCTTGTTTTATGGATGGTAAACTACAATTTGGTGTTCCTGTCATAGGAGGTACTGGTGGTGACATATCAAAAGCATCTAAAGATTTTATGGATATGTATTATGAGCATGAAGCTTATAATCTTATACCTATGTTTATTCCAGCTTCACGAGCGTATTATGGGTTTTTTGATGTTAAGACAGGCGAAGAGTTTGAGGCAAAAGCCAAAGATACCTTAATGGAAGAGAGAGAGGTTATTACAAAGTCTGGTGACAGAGAGGCATATAACCTACACGTACAGAACTATCCGTTAACTGTGGAAGAAGCATTTTTAAATACTAAGACGGCTAGATTTGACAACTCTTTAATAAACGCACAAAGATCTAGAATATTGTCTAGCAAGGATTATAGAAGTCAATTACAAAGCGGGTTTTTAGATTGGCAGATAGACAATAATGGAGATACTTATGTAACTTGGAGAGCACATCCAGAAGGTCCATACAAAATACTAGACCATCCTGAAGAAGAATATAGTGGATTAGATATAGGTGGTATTGACTCGTATGACCAGGATAGTGCAGGTGCTTCTGATTCATTAGGATCAGCGATTATATATCGCAGGTTCCTAGACACTGATACACCAAGCGATTATGTAATAGCTGAGTATACAGATAGGCCACCAAAGAAAGAGGATTTTTGGGATGGCTGTTTGAAACTAGCTGTATATTATAATGCTAAGATGTTGGTGGAATATACAAAGATTGGTATATTAGACTACTTTAAGAGAATGAATGCACTAAAGTATCTTAAAGAAAAACCAGAATCAGCACACAACCCTGGAACAAAAACTCGTAATAGATACGGAGTACATATGAATAAACAAGTAAAGTCTTTGATGGAAGATGTAATAGATGATTACATTAGAGAATCTTGGCAAGACATTTGGTTTATGGATTTGTTAGATGAACTTGCTTCATATGGTACAAAAAATACTGACCGTGCTATGGCATTTGGTATGTGTTTGTTGCATAATCTAGATAATTATAGGTCGCAAGCAAAACATGTAGATGAGCAAGTTAAAGATATTGGTTTTACAAAGTTAAGATTAGATAGCAGGGGAATGCCTGTAAGAATAGAGAATGAAGAAAATAATACAAGATATAGCTTTTAATTATGGCGAATTATAGATCATCTGGATTTCCATCGTTAGTATTGGACGAATCAGAAAAGACACCAGAATGGTGTGAACAGGTTGTAGATGCAATCATAAATACGCTAGGAGGTAACAATTCTAGTTGGGAGTCAAATAGATATAGAGATATAAAAAACTATTCTATATATAATGGTAATATTGAATTAGACGATTATAAATATATTACGGAACAATATGGAATGGCATATCCTGCAAGATTAGCAAACTATCCTATAATACAACCAAAGATAGATTTATTAATGGGTGAAGAAATAAGAAGACCTGTTGATATGAAAGTGTCTACAATTAATAAAGAAGCCACAATCAGAAAGCAAGACTTTCTTGTAAACCTTACTCTTAAAAAGCACCTCAACGAATTTTTTGAAGAAGTAAAAGCACAATATGGAGATGATGTAAGAACTGAGCTTGAGAATGTGCCAATGCCAGAAGACATTGATCAGTATATGAGATATAACTATAAAGAATCTGTGGAAGAAATGGCACAAGATGGTTTAGATTATCTTATGCAGCGATATGATTTAAAAGACATATTTAAAACAGGGTTTAGAGATTTTCTTGTTACAGGTAAAGAGTTCTATAAAATATATATAAAGAATGGCGATCCATTTTTAAGAAGAGTAGACCCAAGGTCTTTTGTATATGATATGAATTCTGATAGCGACTATCTTGATGATGCTGCTTGGGCAGGAGAAGAAAGATACTTAACTCCTAATGAAATATTAGATGAGTTTAGAGATTTTCTTACTAAAGAAGATTTAGAGTTTATAGCAAAAATGCAAAACATTACAGGATATAATGACTATGCAAGATATAACTCGCCAATAAATTGGATTGAATGGGATAAAGGATCAGAAGCTAGAATTAGAGTAGTTCATTGTGAGTGGAAATCTACTATGCCTGTAAGGTTTAAGATTTCTGAAAACAAATATGATCCTGAAAGACCTTTTTACAAGCTTGTAAGTAAAAAATACAGAAAGAAAAAAGGTGATAGAATAGAAACTAAATATGTTGATGATATTTGGCAGGGAACTAAGATTGGTGGGCAAATCTTTGTAGATGCTCGTAGAAGACCAAATCAAATACGTTCTGTTGATGATCCAGGTTCTACAAGTCTATCTTATGTTGGTATAGTAAGAAATAATACTACAGGTGCTGTGAGTTCTATGGTAGATTTATTGGCTAACGTGCAGTTTTTATACAATGTTGTAATGTATCATATTGAATTAGCATTAGCTCGTTCAGGTGGTAAAGCTGTTGTCTATGATGTATCACAATTGCCAGCGAACTTAGGTATGGATATGCAAACTGTATTGTATCACTTAAAAACAGATGGTATTATACCTATCAACTCTAAGGATGAGGGTGGTCAAATGTCAAACTTTAACCAATTCCAATCTATAGACTTTACATTATCACAATCTGTACAGCAGTTGTTTAACCTTAAGTTAATGCTTGAAGAAACAGCTGGTAATATATCAGGGGTTAGTAGACAAAGAGAAGGCGCTGTTGGTCAGTATGAGTATGTGGGTAATGTGCAGCGTAGTGTTGTGCAATCTGCTACTATAACAGAGGGTTGGTTCTTTCAACACAATGAGGTAAAGAAAAAATGTTTTGAAAAGCTTTGCAACTTAATGAAATTATCTTGGTCGCAAGGTAAAAAGACTACGCTTATATTTGGAGATGGTGGACAGAAGTTGATGAACATATTACCTGAAATATCACTTAATGATTATGGTGTATATGTAGGGGATGCTGGTAAGGATGAGGCAATGCGTCAAGCAATTACTCAATTATCTCAAGCTGCCCTTAGTTCTGGACAGGTTAGTTTACTTGATGTGCTGCGTGTGTTTAAGTCAGAAACAATGACAGAGGCAGAAACTGTATTAGAGCAAGGAATTGAAGCTGCACAGAAAATGCAACAACAACAAGCACAGCAACAGCAACAAGTTATGCAGATGCAACAGCAAGCTGAGGCTGCTAAGTTTGAAAAAGAAGCGCAGTTAAAACAAATTGATAACGAAGCTAAAATACAAGTTGCTAAAATTAATGCACAAACTGATTTACAAGTGGCTAAAATAGCTTCAGACGATAAGCGTGACATTGAGGATATGAAAGCAAAGATGTCTTTAATGGATAAAGAAAAGAACGCGGCAGGCACGAATAACAACGATGCCAATAAGTTTGAACAAATCAAAAACAAAGTTTAAAACTATTTTTTAATATCTTTGCAAAAGTTAGGAAGTAAAAATTTTATTTATTATGGCAGAAGAAACAAACAATCTGATTGACCAAGTAGAAGAAACTACATCAGCAGAAACAACTGAAGAAACAAAAGAACAATCCTTTGATCCGTTAGGATTTATGGGTGAAACAGTAAAAGAAGAAATTAAAGGAAACTATGATGAAGATAAAGCAGAACAGCTTGATGAGTCTGAAACGGTTTCTGAAAATGTTGAAGAGGAAAGTGATGAAGAGGGATTTGCATGGGGGGATATTGAAACAGAAACACAAGAAGAGGAAACAGTTGCAGAAGAACCAGATGAAGACTGGGACGAAGTTCTTGCTGAGCCAGCAGTTGCTGAAGAAACTCAGACAGAGGAAACAACTGGAGATGTAGATTGGAGTCAAGTAGCAAAACAGTTAGGTGTTGAAGCTGCTACTAAAGAAGATTTACAGAAACTATTAGAATCGCCTTTTGTTCCAGAGGTTCCTGAAACTGATACAACAAGACAGATTAAAGAATATTTGTCTTTATCAGATCGTGAACTATTAGCGGCTGAAATGCAAGCTGATGGAATGGAAAAAGACGATGTAGTTGATATTCTAGATAAAATGGAAGACACTGGTTCTCTTAAAAGAGAAGCGTTTAGAGTTAGAAATCAACTCAAAGGTTATCTAGAAAATATAAAAGCAAAAGCTTTAGCTGATGCTTCTAATGCAGAAAAGACTAGAAAAGAAAAAGTCGCTGCAAACAAAAAAGATTTACAAAACCATTTAAAACAAATGAAAACCTTCATGGGTGGCCGTGTAGGAAAGAAAGAGTTGCAAGATGCATATAAGTATATAGTGTCTGGTAAAATGGCTGATAACATCTGGAAATCTCATGCCAATGCTGCGGAGGTTGCGATGTTTATGCTATATAAAGACAAGTTTGCTAAGATCTTGCGCTCACAAGGTGTAGAAGAGGGTAAGGCCTCTCTTTTTAATAAGATTTCTTCACCAGAACTACGTAGTGGTTCAAAGTCTAACTATAAAGCAAAAAAGTCAGGCTTTGATATTATGGAGTTCATGAAAGAGTAGAATGCGGTAAAAACATAGGCAAAGCCTTAGTAATTATAGTATAATATTCTGGTTATATTTTAGTGTTTAATTAATTTAAAAAAGTAAAAAAATGGCAACATTAACTACCTATTCAGGTACTTACGGTAGCGGTACAACGCCAGAGAATGCTTTGAACACAGCGCTAATGCAATACCCAGAGATTGCTAGAACGTTGATTCAACAGTATCCACGTTATACTGCAACATTCCTTTTAGAGCGTACAGGACGTTTCGCTGCAGAAAAGGTATTAGGAGATAACTCCTTTGAATGGAAAGTAATGGGACGATACAACGCTCCTTCTTACTCTCTAGGTTGGTTCTCAACAGACAACGTAACATGGACAGCTTCGGCTTCTGTAACATTAAGTGGTACAGACGTAGCTGCAGCTGACGCTGACGGAGATCAATTTTATTTAGTGTTTGAACAAGACGCTGCTAACGACAGATATGGTAACTTCTTAAACAAATTTGATATGGTACGTTTCCAATCGGGAGCTGTAGCTATCGTTGTTGAAGACCCTGTAACATTTAGTGGTACATCTTTATCTGCTTCTGGTACTTCAGATGCAGTAACAAACGGAACTGATTTCGTTGTTAAATTTGAAATATTTGACACAGCAAATCAGGCTTTACAATTAGCTGACTTAGAAGATGACGCAATCGTAGCTTCTATTGGTTCTGCTTTCCCTAACGGTTCTAACGGAGCTGATGTAGGTGAAAACTACGTATATCCTAAAACTTTCAAAAACTACCTTACTACATCTCGTAAGAAGTGTTCAGTTTCTGGAAAGGATATTACTGATGTAACTTGGATTGAGAACAATGGTCACAGACTATGGTACTTTACCAAGGAACAAATGATGATGGATGAATTTATGTACCAGCAAGAATTACAGCGTTGGTATGGAAGACGTTCTTTGAGCAACACTCCAACATCATACGCTACTGCTCCAACAACTGTTACTACAGGATTGTCTGGAACAATGTCTTCTTCTATTGTAACAGGAGATGGTATATTAGCACAAATTGATTCTTCTAACCAAGCGTCTTACACATTAGGTGCTTTAACTGAAGACATTATTACTGAATTTTTAGCAAAACTTTCATTAAACGCTACTAACGCTGAAGGTAACGAATACGTTGTATTTACAGGTACTGAAGGTCGTTTAGCATTCCACAAAGCTATGAA